TTGCTTCTCTTTCAGCATCTATTCGTGCCGCGGCTTGAGCTTGGCTGTTGCTGATTTGAGATAGCTGAACTTGCAAACTTGCGACCTTGTCTGCTGACTGACCATCAGCAATAGTGGCCGCAATGCCTTTGGCATATTTAGCTGAAAACACAGCAACGTCTTGAGCAACAGTTTGATCTTTGGTTTTGTACTTTTCGAGAACAACACCCAATTCTGTTTGCGCTTGTTGAATCTGACTTTGCATCCGTTTCTGATTCATATCAAATTCTTTTTGATAATTTGAGATCAGATCGGCACGGCCTTTTTTGTAACCGTCCATAATGCCGGTCATGCTGTTTAAAACATTTTGTGCAGATTGTTTTCCTGACGAACCAAGCATGACTCCTGCAATCGCAACAAGTCCACCAAGCGTAGAAAAGTCAGCAATGGTTTCTTGCGGAATCTGAACTGGCTGCGCCATCTTTTTGCCAACATCAGAAATAACTTGTTGTTGTGCACCGACTTCTTTTTCTTTTTCTGCTTGAATAGGCGCAGATAATTCTTGTTTCTTTGTGGCAACAGCTTCTTCCATTCCCGCTCTTGCCTCTTCCGCAGCACGGGTTTTCTGTTGCACTTGACCAGGTATGCCACCCAAGTTGGTATTTAACGTATCAGCTAATGCCATGATTTATCCTTTAAGCAATGGGTGCGCCAGTTTGTGGATCAAATTTAGCTTTTAATGCACTACTAGCTTGACCAAATCCAACTTGTGCCAAAGACGTATAAAAGTTCTTTAGGCTTGTTGCTGTTGCTTGATCCATCTGCAAACCGGTCATAATTGCGTTCATTGTGTACTGGTCAGCAACGCCGGCTTGTTGCAGCGCAGTATTGATTGCAGCCACTTGCATACCATTAGCCGCTTGCTCTGCTTGTTGACGCAGTTGAATGGCTGACGCAGAATAACCCGCACCCTGTTGATACGTTCCAACCCCTTGTTGCAATTGTTGTTGCAATAGATTGGCTGTGGCTTCTTGCTCGGCCACACCCGCTTGCATTGCGCCCACGCCGCCACGCTTACTTGAGTTTTGTCGAGCTTGAGCTTTCAACGCATTTAATGCTTTCATGTTGGCAGGGCTAAGATTGCCAGACTCGGCTTGCGACATTAAACGCAAACCTAATTCACGTTGCGGTGCACCAAGGCTTGCTAGTTCAGCAGCGTTAAGCGCAGTCGAACCACGAATTCCTTCAGCAATATCACCGTATTGTTTTTGCGCGACTTCACTACGGGCAATAACAGGAGGAGCCATTGCACCAATTTTTCCTGCCGCAGCCTGACCTTGTTGCGTTGCTTGTTGCCCTTGTTTAGCACCAAACAAACCAAGTCCACCCAACAATCCCATTTTTGCAAGGTTGGCAGGGTCGGATAAATAGTCACCAACTTTTGACATAAACGTTGGCTTATCACCTGGACCTTTAGCAACACCCGCAGCAGCAGGAGTCGCAGCAGGAGCGGCGGCAGCAGGAGCCGTTGGGTATGCAAATGCGCTGTAATCAGGTTGTTCTTGAACGTAGGCTTGGCCACCGCCTGGCGTATACATTGTTGCTTGTCCTTCTTGCGGCAATTCTCCACCTGGGTAATATTGAGGGTATTCTTCAGCAACCATTTCTGGTGTGTACGTTTCACCAGTATCTATATTGGTTGGAGCACCCATAAAATCTTCGTCTTCAAATTCAGGCAAACCTGTGTCTGGGTTAATTGAGCCACGGCCACCACGGCGTTTAAGCAATGCGGCTTCTTGAGGCGTAATGTGAGCAAGCACGGTATCTCGGCCACGCCCTTTAGAGCGCAACACCTGTGCCAATGCCGCTAGATCGGTGCCTAACGATTTGTTTAACGTCTTGCTCATGCGTCACTCCCTGTTTCGTCTTTGAACCTCAGAGACGCTGTATTCCATACACTTTGTTGATCACCTGTACCTTGAGACGGACTTTCAATTGCCGCCCCTGGATCACCAATTCTTAATGCTTGAGCTAATGCTTGACTGCCGGGCTGACCTTGCGATCCTTGACCGGTACTTGCAACTGAACCACCGTCATACAATGCACCAGTGCCAGTTTTAGAATAACTTGGAGTTGCGCCTGTTGATGTGCCTGGGCGTTCAGTTACGCCGGTTGAAGTAAATCCTTTGGTTGGCGCAGACGAGGTAGTATCTTTCGGGGAATCTGCAAATAAGCCTGACAGGTTTTGTTTAATGTATGCACCACCATATCCCCTTACTGTTTTCTCTGCAAGATCAGAAAGTTTAGCCGCAGCCTTTGCATCTTCCGTTAAAACCGGATTGCCTTTTGAGTCGTAAACAAACATCCCTTCTTCATCTGTTACATAATCTTCTGCCGTCTGGCCACCACTCAAAAATCCTGCCGGCATCAATGCTGATGTTAATCCTGCTGTACCGCCTGAAATTAAACCTGTTTGAAGTGATTCTTCTAAATCCTGCCCTTTTAATTGAGCAGACGTAAATCCTGATGCCGCACCTTTAACGCCGGCAGAAACAGGACCAGGGGTTCCTTCAGGCAACAAACCACCAACAGCACCGCTAACTGCGCTACCAACACCGCCGGCAAGTGCGCCTTGAAACGCGCCTTCCCACGGATCATTGCCGCTTATCTCTGCATTGACTCCACCCGAAACAGCACCGGTTACAGCACCGCCAATAGTTGGAGCTACCGCACTTGCAATACCCGCAGCAATCTCAGGCGCAGCACCGGCCTCAATTAAACCAATGGTTGTACCAAGTGCATCAATGCCAACAGCACCTAATCCTGCCTCAATAAAAGGCGCAAGGTAAGGTGCTGCAACAACCGCTACAACTGCAACAGCCACCATCGCAAAAGTTTTTGCTGATCCACCCATGTCATAAATCCATTGTGTATTGGTAAACAGGTTTCATTTCATCACCTATTTGTTTAGTAGTCTGAGTGATTTTAATTGGCATTCCAGAGCGTTCAACCAATTGCTTAAAGATTGGCTGATCAGAATAAGTAAAGGCTTGTTTGATTCCTGCTTTTTTAAGAAAAGTCGCAAGACCTTTTAAATGCTTAACAATTTGTTTAGGGTTCTCAATTGTAAAAGTATGCACCTCTGCCGTTGATGGTGGAGTACGCATTAACAAAAATACCGTATTTCCCATTTGGGCTAATTGAATATTTTTGTTAGTTAATTTTAATTTTGCAATTGTTTCTAGAATTTGTTGAGCATTAAATCCATTTCTTTGTGCGTCTTGCCGAATTATTTCTTGAGTTGCAATTTGTTTTTTAGGTTTATCACCTTTTTCTTCAGCCATAGCACGCAATAAATCAGGATTTCCCTGTGCAGAAATTCCATTTTTTTTGGTGGCGGGGGAAGAAATATTCATTTTTAACTCGATAAATTAAGGGACGCAGCAATTTGTTCGTGAATAAATAGATGTGATGCTAACCAATCGTAGAAATCTTCTTCTTTATTAAAGTCAACATCCAACATATTAAATGGATTATTGAGTCCTAAAAGAGACGCAAATGACTGATGTTCGTCCTGGTGAGCAAGCAACCAATCGTCCAAATTATCGGGATTTGCGTCCGATAATGGGTAGGCCGGCACCCTAATTCCCTTATCCATGAAGGTTTCGCGGAATAACTGGTGTTGCATCCCGTTTTCAAACAAGAATTCACCCAATGAATCTACATCACCAAATTTCACAATGGATAGCGTGGCCATATCCATTACTTATCAACCTTTTGATCTAATTTATCCCATATCTTTTCAAGCATGGTTTCAATCTTGTTGTACTGAGATTCCAACTCTGTTTTCTTGACGTAACTGGTTGGCAAATCAATCTCAATCTTCTTAATGTCATCTTTAAGTTTTTGGACAGCATCCCACAATTGGCGAAAGAACCAACCCGCTACAGGTAAAGCAACACCAAACGCTAAGTTGATAATTTGTTGCCAATCCATGTGTTTAAACTCCTAAATTACCAGCAGCAAGGAATGTATTAGCAACAGGACAGATCAAGCTAATTACTGCATATTGACCCATAGTGCTAAACAAACTTGAATACGAAACAAGCGTCTGGCCACCGGCTGCAACCGTTACTTTACCCGCGCCGCCCTGAATAATGGTGCAGCTAAACCCTGCGCCTAGACTTGCAGCACAAGTAATTGTTGTTGCTGATGCTGATGTGCAATAAATGACTTTGCCATTATCAGCAGCAGATAACGTGCGAGCAGTTGTAGCTTCAGTAATAATTCCTGCGGCAGACAGTTGATAAGAATCAGAAATTATAGAAGTGTAAATTTCATTGAGAAGTTTAACGACTGTTTTTAACATGATTACATTCCGTCCCCATTTGTAATATAAATGGTTGCATTTCCGCTTGCTGTTACGCCAGTAAAATATGCGTTAGGAACAAAAGTTAAAACTTCATCTGTGCCAGGCAACAAAGGAATTGATGCTTGAGAACTTGTTACAACAACAGCATTGTTTGTAGCTTGACTTGCAGTTGTTCCAAAACCTAAAAATACAGTTACGCTTCCATTATTTATAATTCTATATTGACCACCGCCTAAAGTTGAAGCAACAACTTGCACAGGAGTTGGGGCAGAAACTGCGGCTAAAAATGTGACTGTATTTCCAAGTGGAGTAAAAGCATTTGTGCTCATATTTTTTCCAATTTAATAATAATTAAAGCAATTGCCGTAACAATAATTGGCAAGCCAAAATCCAACACGCTTTTTAAATCCCAGCCTCTGGGTTCAAACCCACCGTACCAAAGCATTTTTGAACGTCTGCCATAATATTGCTCAATCACTCGGTACTCAGCTTGCGCCATTTCACGACCCAAGTAATAGCCACCCGCAAACAACACACCAGCCCACCATGAAAAAGGTTAAAGCATCAATTGAACAAGCAGAGCGAGGAGTATATGAGTCATTACAATCTTCTGGTAATAGGTTAAATGAGTCTAGGATCATTATGAAACTCTCCACGCAACCGACCCGCCAGTTTTTAAATATGTTTGGTTAACTGCCACGCCAGCAGTTGCAGCAGCAGCATCGTCAACATAAGGCCCTGGCAAATACAAAAATACTGTGTTTAAAGTTTCATCAATTCTAAATGGTGGCGTTGACCCACCGCCTGATAAATTTGATATATAAAAGTCAGTAGGGAATGGTTCGTCACTATCACCTCGACCAATAAACCATTTGTTTGTTCCAGCCGATTGAAACGCTAATTCTAAACGTCTGTTTGCCGCAGCATTAAAAACATATTGCAAATTAGCAAAAGAATTAAATCTCATCTTTTTGTCTGTGTAAGCATCAAAAACATATGTTGCTTCATCTAAGTTTGCACGCTCACCAAGCAATAAAGAATCATCAATAAAATTAATATCAGAATCTTGGTCAAGGTTTAACCACTTGACAGAGGTGTTAACAGAATACGGGGTAGCAACAAAAAATCTGTTCCCAATAGTAGTAACTTTTTTAACATTTGATTGAACAACTAAGCCAGTCGCTCCGCCACTTGATGATTGATAGCAGCTATCTATAACAATAGAACCAGCGCCAGCAACATCTACAAAAACGCTGCCTGTACCGCTATTTGTCATATAGCAGTTTGTAACTTTTGAATATAAATTAGAATCAAATTTAATGGCTGCAACGCCTGCAACATTATTATCGTTAATTCTTTCAAAATAAGCGTTAATTGTTCCCCAACTACTTGTTCCTTTTGCGTATATGCCATATCGACCACATCGCTGCACTTTTGTCTGACCAGAGATTACAAAACCTTGGCTAACAAAAGCAGACAGGTTTTTGTCAATAACAATATTATCTTGCAAACAATCTTCAATTCGGCAGTTGTAAATTACCCCGCTTTCAAATCCGTCTGTATAAATATTTGTTTGAGTGATACCAGGGCTATTGTTTCCACGACCATATATCCAACAATCATTAATTGTTGCAGTCCAAGAATCACGCAAAGAAATATTAACTATCCCCTTGTTAATATTGCATCTAGAAATAAATGTTACAAAATTTCCATTTTCTATATAAATAGTGTTTGCAGTATCAACATCGTTACCAGAAATAGTTAAATCTTCAATTTGAATTTGTGCAGAAGATGCTCCTGTGTATTGCAACGAATTTCCGCCACTTCCAGTATGAACGAGAAAACTTGCGTTACGACCAGCACCAAAATATCTTTTAGCCCTAACAAGAGTTAAGCCAGTATGATTGTATGTGCCGGGTGGAAAATAAATTGATGTGCCAGAACTATTAATAGCAGCTTGAATGGCAGCAGTATCATTAGCAACACCATCGCCAACAGCACCAAAATTTTTAACGCTAACAGGCGTTCCATCAATCATTGAATAAGAAACTTTAGTCAAACTCATTTTAATTCCTTATACAGAAAACGCTTGCAATTCAGCGTTAATAAGTCTTTGCGGGTAATAAAATATTTTTGAAACACAACCATTTATATATTGTGTCCCAGTAAAAGACGTTCCAATAACGGCAGAATTTACCCCCGTAGGAACAGTTCCATTCGTATCAGTTTGCAAATTTGCGCCTTGCGTAGCTTTAGCAAAACTATTTAATTTATACGAGCTAGATATTGCAATTTTATTATTTATAGATGCTAACCCGCCTGTTGCTAAACTAACTTGAGTCACAGAGGTGTCAATTACTTGAAATTGCGGTATTCCAGTAGCCGTTTGAAGACACATTATTAAATTTGTATTGCTTGATCCCATTGAAAATAAACGACCAGCAGCAACAATTTGGTTAGGTATCCATTCACACGTTACCGCACCCTCACTAGCGTTATACCAACTACTAAAGTTTGTTCCTGTCATTACAGCATTGTCAGCGTTGCGTGTTTTGCTTGTTGCGTCTGTTGGAATATAACTAGTAGCAAATGCGCCAACTTCTAGTTGAGCAAACTGCACAGTACCCGTTACAGTTACAGTCAAAACTCCCGCTGTTGGTGTAAATGTTAACGTCTTACGGGATGGGTATGCACCCGTACCAACAACCGTTGCGGATGACGTTCCAGTTAAAACAATTGTGCCTGTACCATAGAAACTTAACGTATGAGCAACAGCAGTTGTCGTTACTAATTGAGTAATAAGACTAATACCATTAATTAAACTGTTTAATAGCAGATTAGTTCTTGCTTCTTCTAACAACAATCCCTTGCAAACTAAAGTTGTTGGGTTGTAATCAAAACGAGGCAAATTAGCATTAATACCGACAATCACGCCGCTTGAATCTGTAACAGTCGCAGTATTTCCAGTACGAGTAAACGTCACACGAGGGTCAAGGCTTGCCGTTGTAAAGTCCAATGCCATTCGTGGCAAAACGCGCTCTGTTGCAGTTAAGCTAAATGATGGAGTAATCATTAATACAACTCCACTTCAATGCTTGAATTAAATGGTGGTGCTTCACTAAATATTAGCGTTGCGCTAGATACAGAGTATGTAGACTTGTTTTGATAAACGCCGTTAATAAAGACTTGAGTTGCGTTTTCATTAATTGGAGCATAAGACAAAGTAAAACTAGTTTGAACTCCTGTCCCTACAAAATTATTTATTGTTGCTACATTGACTGCTAGAAAATTAGCATCCAATTGCGACAAAGGAATAGAAACTGTTGCATTAGCAAAAGTATATGGGACAGTCATTAAAACCTCACTCTCAATTCATGTTCAAATTCAAATCCGTTGTAATAGAAAGCTGGATTTGATGATGTTACTGTGATTCCAATGTATTTTCCATACATTGAAGCGTCTGTTTTGTACAATTTATAACCAGCAGTTCCCCAACCAATTTGCACGTTAGAATTGTTTAGCCAAGGAATAATTTGCAAATTATTGTTTGTCCAATTTATAAGTCCAGAAAGCGTATAAATTGGGCTAGATTGATTTTCACTATCTATGGTCGCTTCCATTGTGATTGGACTCACATTAGTAGCCGTGGCTTCAATTCCAATTTTTAACGCTTGTTTAGTCCTAATTGGATCAGTCATTGGCAACAAAGCCGTTTGCACCCGTGAAGTAATAGCTGCGGAAACATTGCCATACAATTTGTACAAACTGTTTCCTGAATTACCGTAAAGCGTAATCAACCCGTTTACTGGTACAGAAGTCACAAAATTTAAATTATTACCTTGTGACGTAATAAACCATTTTTTATCAAAAAACACCGCTTGGACATAACGATAAGTATTTGTGAATACAGCATCGTAATATCTAAAATTAAACGCCGCACACAAAATATTATTCAGCAATACTTGTCCGGCATAAATTGGGTAATTAAAATCAATGTTTGGAAACAATCCATCAAGGCCGTCTGAGAGCTTTGATGTTGTTGAGCCAACTAACGCATATATTCCGTAGTCGTTTAAGAATAATACAGAGCGAAAGTAAGGAAAAATAGCGTTTGCTCGTTTACTGCCAACAGAGGCAGATACGTTTGTGTTGGTAAATAACGTAATGCCATTTGTATCCACCCTAACGTCAGAAAACACGTTGATTGAATCATCGCCAAAAATGTACAAAAAGTTATTGGCTGCAAGAATCTGTTCAATGTTGCCATGCAGCGTAGAGTCGGTTAATACAAAAGACCCTGCTGACACGCTCGTAAAGTCGGTGTAAGAATCAGCAGCAGAATAGTAAATAGTCCTACCGGCAGCAATAAAAACCCGACCACTAAAAGAAGCAATGCCGCAATTAATATCTTTGTTAACAATCCCTTTACAAACTGCATTTGCGCCGCCCCCGCCAGTTATTGTGACTGTTAAATTAGCTGCATTGGTGTACCCAGAGCCTGGGTTAGTCATTACAATTTGTGAAACACGCCCACCGGTTAACACCGCAGTACCGGCAGCGTTTGTACCGCCACCACCAGCAAATGTCACAACAGTATTCGCCGCATTGGTGTAACCTGTGCCGCCTGTAACAACAAGCGCAGACACGGTGCCTGTTGCAAATGTCACAACACCCGCAATAGCTGTTGCATTTGATCCACCACCACCTGAAATTGTTACTGTTGGGGGCGGTGTGGTATATCCTGATCCTGCATCTTCTAAACTAACCAACACAACAGAAGATGACAACACAGAAGCAGTTGCATTAGCCTGAGTGCCATTTGGATTGGTTGGTGCACCAATTACAACGGTTGGTTCTGATGTAAATCCTGAACCACCATTAGTCACCGCAATAATTCCAACTGAACCTACAGATACTACACTATTGCCATCCCAAGTAAAGTAACCCTTGTATGGATCAAGAATGAGCATTCGTTCGTTTTTCCATTGGCCAGTTTTTACGCCAACATTTGAAAACGTACCGGTTACTGCAACATTGCCTTTAACATTTGTGACCAAATTAAAATATTCGGCTCGACCATCTTCTTGAAACGCAATAATGTAATCTGTTACATCAATGTTGGCCGAGGTTAAATGCGTGACAGTATTTCCCCAAGTCACCGCAACATTGCTTGAGTTATAAACAACAGAAGCGTTAGGAATAACTCTAGCGTTGCCATAACCAATAGGCTGCACGTTCTCAATCCAAAAAAACTCATCTTCTTCAATTGCAGTACGGTTAGCTTTAGTGTTAAGCCCTTTAAATTGCTTAACGACTTTGTAGCTTTTCTTTTGCTCTGCGGCGGCCATGATTAGTACGGGCTACTATAAGCAGATGGAATTCTGCGAGTAAACACAGAATTTAAAATACTTGTGGCTTGCTTGAGATACTCTTGTTTATAAATTTCTGCTTCGCCAAAAGACTGTTCGTAATACTTAGCCAAATAAGCCGCATAAAACTTTGGCGCACTTGTGTACGGGTCTTGAATAGCGTCTGCAACCGTTGGCGCAGATAACACAAGATTAGTAGGTAAAATAACCGTGTCAATCTCAAGTTGATAGATTTGATCCGGTACTGGACCTATATAAATTGTGTTTTGCCCATAAACAGAAAACGCAACTGGACGGCCAATGTAATTTTGCCAAAACCGCAACCTGGCGTTGAAATCAGTCCAAGACATATAATCCAACGGCACGCGCGAGTTACCCCAGTACAAATTGATATTTAAAATATCAAGTGTGTTTGCGCCTTGTGGAAGCGTTGTGTACGGAATTTGCTCAACATTACCCACATACGTCATTCCACAAGTACCATTAAAAAATTGGGTGCTTGGTGGATAGTTTGTGTTGCCCTGTGGATAAGGTGGTGCGTCTGCCCCGCTTGTACCGGCTGTTGTTACTTGGTAGATAAAAATATTGCTAAAAACAAAATTACCAAGGCTGTACGGTGTATTTGCAGTCCACGAAACTGGATTTGTTGCCGTCACGCCATTAAGCGGATTGGCAACTGGCGCGGGGGATTGAATAATTTGGATAGTACGCAGACAGCCAGTATCTCTGACCGTGCGTTGACGGGCAGAATTGATGTAGTTTGTTAGCTGCTGATCCGTGTAAAAATTCGCATTGGCATCATGCAGCAAACGTCTAACTTCGGTAATGTATCCCGATAAGTTTTGCGACATTTACTTTCCATAATCTTTAAGCTGCTGACAGGACTTTTCCCCCACGAGGTTTTACAACCTCTAGGGGTACTCGTTCCACGATCGGGGATAAGGAATCGTTCTTCTTGGGCGGTTGGTCAGTAAACTGCCATTTGGACATTTGATTTAAACCATCGTCCAAATCATTAGCAGTTCTGATCCAACCAAGCCGCGCCAAATACGGTTCTTTGTTTTCATCTCCATAACCAAAAACGTGTTTGGCAACCTCAATCGGCACTTCTACCGTTTCGCCCTTGCCAAAAGTATAGAACTTGCCGGCATAACCGTCTTTCAATACTTTGTCAGAATTATTAGTTACAAAGATGTTTATCATTAGAAACTCACTACATCGCCATAAACAGCGATATCAACAGTACCGTTTGCATTGGCCGTGTTGATGTTGACATACAAGGCTTGTGTTGTAAAACCAGTAATGGTTGTATTTGCACCGTAGGCACCCGCAACAGTCAGGTCTTGGTATTTACCAGCACCTGTCAAATTGCTAAGTACCACGTTTGCAACCACCGCATTAGCAGCAGCAATATTTCCACTACTTACAGCACTAATTGCCACGTTTGCAGTCGCTACGTTACCAGTTGCGTTTTGTACCGTAATACGGCGAACAATAACAGAACCAGAACCTACTGCTGCACCGGCATTTGTTAAACCACCATCAAGGAATGGAATGGTAATAACCGCATTGCCGCTAGTAGCAAGAGATACCGCTCTCGCAACACCAATACGACCATTGCCAAAACTGTCAAGAGTAAATCTGCCGACTGCTTCTGCGTTAGACATAACGGTTCCTTATGTGTTGTAAGTGCCGCTTGCAGCTTGACCACCATTGACCGTAGCCAAAGTAATCGTAGTTGCGGTAGCAACAGTCACGTTTGCACGCACGTTTACACCGTCAGAAATCAACACACCACCAGTATTGTTACCGATAAGAGTTGACCATGTCGATGGCGTTGCACAAGCGGTATTGGTGTTGTAAGCCGACACCGCTTCAATTGTGACGTTTGCTGTAGGAAACAACAGATAAGTACCCGCAGGAACAACGGTGGTGCTGTTGTTGCCGGTGAGGGTTGTTAACTGCCAATAAGCACCAGGTGTATTGGTGCTTGCGCTTGCGAGGACAATCTTGTTTAGACCGAGAGCCATGACTATTTCTCCTTAGATAGAAATTGAGTTATAGCCAGACACACGGGTCATCGACTTGGGCTTGGTAGAAACCAATTCCGCAATCATCAACACCGCACCAACGTAACCGATTTGCCAGTTAGGCAAAGTCGATTCAAAGCCGGTAAACACAAACGAACCTTGTTCGTGAATGTAAAGTGAGAGGTAATTGCTGTTGATGAAGTAGACTGTACCTTCAGGGCAATATGGATCAGGATAGATTGGCACACCGGCAACCATCAAAGCGCGAAAAGCCGCTTGGGGTCCGTTACCATCACTATCAAAACCAGAACCTGGGGTAATGACATACTGTTCTTGGCCAACGTAGTCTTGAGCCAACAACGTCCAAGTACCAAAACCGCAAACACCAAAAGTAGGCACTTCTGCGCCGTTTTTCACGGTGCCTGAAATGTACTGAAGGATGTTCTGACGGGTTGGGTTGACGTTACCGGCTGCATAAACCTTTGACTTCCACCAAGTGTAGGTCGAACGGTTGATGTTACCGTAAGTCTGCATATTGGTGCCGTCATCAATTGCGCCTGGCAAACCAATGAACTGTTGGGTATTGGTGTAGTTGGTGTACAAGGCTGTGGCCATTGCATCCATCATCACGTTGGTCGCGTCATTCATACGCGCTTCGATCAGAGGGATAATTGCGTAGTCTTGTTGAACCGCACCTTCCATACCGAGGAATGGTACTGGGGCAATCATCAGCTTGAGGTTGAACTCAGCGTTAAATGCACCTTGCTGAACTGATGGCTGGTTAAATGAACCAGAGTAATCAGACCATTGTGCATTAACAAACTGTGCGCCCTGAACTGGGACTGTGACTTGGCTCACACCACCTGATGCCTGTTGACTGTTTGCAATCAAAGCGGCCATTAGGGGGGTTGAGTTGTATAGCTGTACCACAAGCTTGGGGATAAACGCCCGTCTTGTGACATAGGTAAGCTCGTTGTATTGTGAGCTACCTGATGCTGGTAAAATACCGCCGCCTATAGGCATAGCAGGCTCCTTTGATTAAAAAAATTATCCCCAACATTTAACATTAAACACCAATTGGTCTACGACCTTGGTTCCTAATTTCTTGCAATGCAGTAGCCGCTTCATTACGCGCAGCACCTTGTGGATTTTTCCAATACTTTGACAAGTCAAACTTGTTAATCATGTTGGGGTTGTATCCTGATGGAGTTGGCGTTGCTGCTTGCTTCATCCATTCCCAATGCTGTGCGGCTGTGTCGTGGCTTGTAATGCCTTGCTCAAGCATGATTTTCTCAATTGCTTGAACATCTTCGTCTGATTGAGCAATGCCGCTTTCTCTCAAAGAGCGGCGTTTACGATCAAGTTGTTCACGAATTTCTTTTTCATGCAGTTTGTTTTCCAATTGCATGACCCGCTTTTCAGCAGCGTTAACCTTGTTCTCTGTGTAATCTTCAAGTTGTAACTCTGGGATCACCATGTCAGGGTTAATGCGCTGCGTCATACGCAAAAACTCTTTGCGCGTAGCAGGGTTATCCGCAAGACGCTTGGCTAGATTTGCTAACTCATCACGCTGTTCAATTGATACGTCTTCTAAGCTCATGTTTATCCCCTAGTTACTTAGATGACTTTCTTGGTATCGCCAGGGCGAGACAAGTTCATCATGTTTTTGTACCCTGCTTTCACAGAGCCAGTCAGGCCACCGAATTGCGAATAACGGGGAGTGTTAACAATCTGCCCGTTTTTCTGGTTGTTATCGGTTGGGTTGCGTGGGCTTGATGCGCCACGGGGCTTAAATAAATCCATTTTGATTCCTTTACATTGGTGGCGGCATACCGCCGCCTGGTGGTGGTGGCATACCTGGTGGCATACCGCCTGGAGGAGGAGGCATACCGCCACCCGCGCCTGGAGGAGGAGCCGGCGGCGCACCTGGTGGTGTCATGCCTGGTACTGGAGGAGCCGCTGACATTGCTTTGGCTTCGGGTGAAGCACCACCGGCCTGTGGCAATGATTGCAACAATTGTAAAATTTCTGACTGTTGCAATTCGTTGGTTTTTGCTTTGCGCGTACCAAGAATGCTAGATGCTGTGCGAATGGCCGCAAGAACTTTTTGTCCTTCAGGGGATTCGCTACCTAGAGCCGGCAAACTTTGCTCAAGCAAATCCATTGCCATGCCCACATTAATCAATGCCGCCTCGCGGTTACCCATCTTGGGTTCAGGAGTAGACATGGGTGCTGCCATAGGAGGAGCAGAAGGCTCTGACATTCCTGCTGGGCTTTCTGGAGTCGGAGGTACGCCGCCTGGTGTGGCAGAATCTTTCTGACTTTTCATCAATGCCATCAACTGATCTGGTGGTACAGCCATGTCAAATTCCTAAGTAATTTTCGACAGAATAATCCTCTGTACGCATTTGTCAAGAGGAGGAGTAATTTTTTTGGTTCCCGACCCTCGGCAGGACTTATCGGCTACACGATAATCTTAGGGTTTAACCCCTAAAATTACTTGCGTGATTTACGGCCTTTACGCGATTTACGCATAGTGCACTCCTTAAAGAATGACGGCCACCAAATTTTAGGGAAAGCAGCCAACCCCTTTTATACCCTGAACAGGTATCCTTCATTAACCGCGCACCGCCCTGCCTGAAGTGCGACCTGGCGTATTACGGTCATAACTCTTAGTTGATACACGATACTGCAAATTTGGACTTTGTTCACCACGTTTTAATGACTCTGTAGTCACTCGCGGCTGATCTGCTTTGGGTTGTACATTTGTGGCCATTATTATTCCTTTTTAGCGTCTGGTTCAGGTTTAGGCTGTGAGGCTTCCTTTTCCATGCGCCGTTTCAATTTGTCTTTCAACAATTGTTTCATCGGAGGCTCTAGCATATCAAGTAAGGATTCTTTGTCAATAGCTTGAGCTTTAAACAGGCTAAATGCTAATTCTTTAGTATCTTCTGTAAAGATTGGCGAGTTGGAATGAGCATCTACTTTAACTACAAAATCATTTGTAAATTGTTCTGCAATGAATGGCACACCTTCAGTATCTTTGAAGTGTGTAGGATCGTAGACTTGCATTAATTTAAGATAAAGCGTTGCTACTTTTTCTAGACTGTCTTCAACAATCAGGGCACGTTTTTTAGCGCGACTAGAACCTAGACGGGCAAGCTGACTTGCGTGGCCTTGTGAGCGAACACCGGATTCGCCACGGCCTGAGAGAACGTTGCTAATTCCCGACACTTCAGAAAACATTGCGTCAATTTCATGCGTGACTTCCCAAAGATTGCTTGGCATCTCTGGACCCATTCGTTCTGCTTTTGCATTGGGCATATCACTTGCAAGCAAACCGCCGGCGCGATTAAGTGCAAAGTTCTTTTCGTCTAGGATGCCAGTAAAGCCGGTCAAAGAAGTTGGAGGCGAGACTTGTTTTGATAACAGGTCAAGAATCTCAGTCATGCGATTATTTCGCAAAGCTTGCAAGAGCAATAGCTTTTGCGCTTCTGACTGTCCCCAGAAATAATCATATTGGGGGTTTGGGCAGATTTGGACGAAAGGACATTCGCCTTTAAGGAAGAGGGAAGAGCCTGGGCGGTCATAGATAATAACGTTAGGTGATGCAATTGTGACCACCTGGTAGTCCATTGTTTCATCGTTCCAAACCCATAACTCATTCATCTCAATTGTTTCTTCGGCAAGTCGAGCACGGTATTTATTCATACCGTACAAGTTCATATCAACTTGTCCGTAAATGGTTGGGTTAGTAGCAGACAAAACAATACGGGCTACGCCGTCTCCTCCATCTGCTCCATCGTTACTAGTGTTCTTAACATTGCCTGTTACGCGATCCACAATCTTTTCGCGCTTGGGATGTGAATACAGTCGAGCAAACAGTTCAGAGCGAGTGATGTAGTACCGTTGGCACATGGCCTCTTGGCGATCAACGTAAGGCGTGTCTTCACGCAACACACCCATTGCACCTGGCTCAATCATGTAGGGATGAATCCCTTGGTTGTAAATGAGCTTTACAAAAGTGGTGTTGTAAACCAATGACCAAGTTAATGCTGTGGAAAAGACTTGGTCGGCATTAGAGTTAAGCCACTCATCATTGAGAGCCATTGTGAGCTTTGGCACTTTGCGATGCTCGTCATCAAGCACCGAGGCACCCACATTAACTGAGAACCGAGTACTTTCTGCTGAATACAAAAACGATGTTAGTTGATCTAAGTGCGGGTGAATCTTGTTGAAGTATGCGGGGGGTTCTTCAGGTCCAGCACCAAACAAATAATAAGACCGGAGCGTTCCGTAATCTGCTGCGCGTTCTTCACGCGACACCATGCACTTTTCCATCAGGTCAAGATAGAAACTCTCGCGCTCATCATTGTTTGGTGGGATACGCATTATGTTTTGATCTTCAGGTTTTGTGGATCTTGCATTGTTGCACGGGGATCAATCCTTGGACCAGATTGTATTCCTGCTGCTTGTGGTGTCAAGCCCACCTGCTCACCTTTGACGGGTTGGCCAAAGCGGCCAGCCAAGACAGAGGCCATGTTCATGCCTTGGAATCCACCGCCCCAAATTGCTGAATCACCGGCACGGGCTTCTTGCTGCTGCGGCGGCGGTGCAGGTTGGACTTGGGAGTCTTTACGGGGGCGGCCACGCTTTTTAGGGGTGGCGTACTTTTCGGCTTCTGCGTATTCTTTCTCGCTGAACTTGTTGTTGCGTTTGAGGTAGCCGCTTTGGTTCTCGCCCTCGCGGGTGGACTTGATGTCCGACATTCCGAACTCTGAGGCAAGATTTCGTAGCTGCGAGTCGGCAGCCTTGGACTTGTCTGAAACAAAGCCAG